GCTCTACTGCCCATTTAAAGGCGTCTGCCCACTCTTTTGCTCGATCCTTATAATCGTATTCTTTTAGTACGCGTTCCTTGGCTGCTCCAGCCAATTGCTCTCTGAGATCTTTGCTTCGTACTAGTTGCTTGACTGCGTCGTACCATTCCTGCCGACCTCTAGCCAGCATGCCATCGACGCCATGGCGGACCATTGAGTACGGAGCCTCTCCGTATTTAAACTTCTCACCGATGAATGCAGCCCCGACCATCGAGTACTCTAGCCAATGCAACTCTGACTTGCATCGATCAAATGAATCTCCCCCAAGTGGAGCAATCCCAATGTCTGGGTGACTCTTCGCCAGAGTTTCGGTAAACTGCTTGATATTCTCTACGTAATGGAATGCCTCGTCAAAGAACGGGGCGATAACGTGCTCAGTTCCTGGGTTTACGCCGATGAAGACGTTCCACAGTTCCTTTCGCATGTCTTCGATTGCTTTACCAGCATATCCGCCCTCCCATTTCCCTCCGACCCCGCTCGGGTATCCAGCGTAATCTCGCATCCGTGCCGTGCTGCCGTAATAGACCACGCGTGGCTTGTTACCGCCATGTTCTGGGCGCTTAGCATCAGTCGTATAAATCGAAGGATCGATTGCATTCCTAATTATCCTAATGTTATCGTTAAGGTGGCTGTATGCGTCCTTGATCGGACCAGTGCTCACCGTGACTAGATCTGCCCTTCGTGTCATCCGCTCAATGAGCGGTCTCTCAGCCTGGACGTCTGGGAAGTACCCGTTCCAAGTCCTGATCTGGAAATGATTATCGTCGGTTTCGTAAATGATTGCCTTGTCAAACTTTTCGCTTTCAAAGGCTGGGTACATCCATTCTGTGATGGAGTCCCTAATCTGCATTTCGTGTTGGTGATTTTTAATCACCTCTGGGTCCTTGCTTGCCGCACCGCAGGTGTTGCATTTTGCAGAGCAGTTGTAGTATCGGCGGAACATTACGATATCTGCCCAGTCAATATCGCTCGTATCTACGGAAAGAAGACCTTTTGCCATTGCTTCCTGCTGTGTTAGCCCCTCGGCTCCAGGCTTAGCAATGAAGTTTACCTTGTCGATGTGCCTGACGTTGATGCCCATCTTCTTCCACTCTTCGTCAAACATATGACCGCGGAAGTAGGCGCAGGGTCCCTGCTCAGCAGTACCCCATACAAGTACGTTCATTATCTTCCCCCTAGTATTTTGGCATACTTAGCCACAAATATCATAGGGGGTTTTCCCCCCGATGTCAAGCGACATCGGGGGTACTCACCTGTCTAAACGATTAGACAGCGACCGTAGCCTGCGTCTTCAGGATGCGGTAGCGAGCGCCTGCATTGTCGAGCAGGAGCGAGCCAAAGCGCATCTTGTAGCCGACCAGTGCCTTCTGAGCGAGCGGATCGGTGTGATCGCCGCCAGGAGCCACGAAGTACGACTGAAGCGTCTGCGAATCGCCAATCGTGTAAGCGTCTGGTCCGAGGAACAGAGCGGTGTACACGTTGCCGCTCGAAGCACCAGCGGTCGAGTAGACCTTGGCATCCGAGGAGACGATGAAGCGCACGCCAGCGAACATACCAATCTCATTCGTGAGAAGTGGCGTGTTGTTGACGTACTTGTTTGCCTCGATCCAGCCGCTCACGCTGGTGTCTGACACGAGGTCATACTCCTGCGAAGGGTGGATGATGCAGCGATACGTGCCGTCAGCAAACTGAGGAACGTTCGCACCCTTGAGGCGGGCAACCATGTTCTTGACGAATGCGCCCGTGAGCACACCCGCCGTAGCAACCGCGCTGTTGGCGGTGTTCGCCGTAAGCGTTGTCGCACCAGTGGCGCCAAAAATGGCGCTGGTGAGAGCGGTGCTGTGGATCTCGTCGCGGACAAGAACGTCCATCGAGCGGGTTGCATTGTAAGCAATGCGCTCCGCGGCAATGGAGATCAGGTCATGCGGTGAGTCGATCTGAGCGAGGTCAGAGACTGCCACCGTTGCACCAAACTGCTTGGCGGTGAAGTACTCGGACGAAATCGTCAGTTCGTTGTCGGTTGGAGCGGTGCCTTCCGTGAGCGCCGTCGTGTTGACCGCGAGGTCAGCGTAGCGGGCGTAGCGGAGGGTGTTCGTCCCCTTAATGAAGCGAGCAGGGACATAAAGCCCTGGCATCGCGTGGACGGCACGTGCTCGTAGTTCCTCTGCGGCTCGAGCAGAAACAAGTTCCTGTACGAGATCAGAAAAACCCGAGGTTGCCGTAGTGGTCGTAGCCATCTACATTCTCCTTCGTTTATTTATCTGCTAAATGGGTTACCAAGAGCCTTCAATCGCTCAGCGATATCGGCGCTCGTTGGCTTTGCCTTTTCCACAACAGGCTCACGTCGTGGATTGTTTGGATCAATGCGAGGCTCCGACTCTTGCTCTGTAACGCGGGAGTCAAGGAACTTCTCAAAGGCGGCTGCTCGAGCCTCCTCGTCCAAGTTCGCAGTGTCCTGGCGGAACTGTGCGTAGAGTGGGTGCTGCCTTGCGAGCCGCTCCTGACGGGCTTCCTCTTGCTGTCGAGCAAGGGTATCCTCTAGTGCCTTGATCTTGAGTTGAGCCTTCTCGTATTCCGAGAGGTTCTTCTCTTCGATCTCAGCCTTCCACCGCTTGAGGTCCTCGGCTTCCTTCTTCAAGGCGTCGAGTTCCTTCTTGGTGGCGGTCAGGGCTTGGTCCTTACCAGCCAGCCGCTTCTTGTAAGTGGCGACATCCTCGCCCTCAGCCTGAGTGGGCGTCTCCTCGACGGCTGCCTCAACAGCCTCGACAGGAGCATTAGCCGACTCTACTGGAGCCTGAGTCACGACTTCATCGGGCATTACTGTTCTCCTACTTCCTCCCCAGATTTTCTGGGGTTATTCATTATTGACCGAAGCGGTTATACTTCGGGTCGTCTGGATTCGGTATTACCTCACCAAACACATCTTCAATGGCTCGGACGATTACCTGGGCAGACCCGACGACTGTACCGCGTCCAATCTGCTCGTTGATTCGCCTGAGCGCATCGTCCCATTGAACGCCCCTGCCTTCGGCTCCTGGCTCGATTGCGGACTTCCGCATCCATGCTGGGACGCTGAAGCCAATCTGAGACGGAATCGCGGGGAACAGCATGTTGATGAAGTAGAGGAGGTCAGGCTGGTTATTGATGAAATCAATAAGGCTGCCGTCTCCGTACTCCAACTCAGTCTGCACCGCTTCGGAGATCTCGCGGTAGGCGTTAAAACCAGCGCCTACTCGCTCTCCACCGATCAGTGGCGTCTTTGCGGGAACAAATGGAATTCTCGTGAATAGAGCACGAGAGAACTCTGGGATGATCTTCGTTGTCATGTAGGACAGCGGGTACACCCCAAGGAACGGGTGGTTGAATGATCGAACAAGGTATGGGATTTCCTGCGCATAGTAGATCGACCGATTGGCAACCTTTGCCCCCTGGTCGAACGCGTACTTGAAGGCATCGACAGCCTCGTAGTATGTCTGGATCTCGCCTTCCGACGCGTTAGCCATTCGCTCTAGGACGTGCTTTCCAGCAATGTCGTCAACGTACTTTGCGGCTGCAACTGGGTCATTCCTGATCGCGTAGTCTACCGCAAGATTGTAGGCAATCTCGTATGGGTCATCGGTCTTATAGAAATCCTTCAGATTCTCAATGGTCTTTGGTGCGCGGATCTCAAGGTCCTTGACAAACCTCTCCGCAGCCTCACGAGAAGCGATCTTCTCAAACGCACCGCGCTTTCTGCCGCTTACGTCGGTAATTAACTTAAATGTTTTGGTGTTGTTTAGTTTCTCCAGCGCGGTCAGGAAGTCCTGGTTTCTCCATGCAACTTCTGCCGTTGTGTGCATGGTGGCACGGGCAATAGACTGTTGCATGTCCCCGAACTCGCGGATGACAGAACGCTTTCCAGCAAATGCCCTGGAGATAATCCTGGACTTGTTCTGGGCAATGATCTCATCGCGGGTGTCACCGTAAATTCCTCGTAGGTACTGGAAGAACTTCGGCTCGATGTTCTCTTGTACGTATCGGAAAAATGGGTTGAGGAACGAGAACCTAAACAGCGGATACGCAAAGTCTGTAACAATCATGATCCATGGAGCCTGGGTCTTGACACCAGCAGTGAGGCGTGGTATAATCCCTACCTGTGAGAGATCTCCATCGTATGCTCGAAGAACTGCGCGAAGGGCTGGATTCCTTTGTGTTCCAACGCCTCTGGACAGGCGGGCATACGCTGCGTCTCCAAGCGTTGCAACGGCGATCCTGTCAATGTCTCCAGTAATGGTCGAGATTCCAGCAAGTCCCTTGATCTGGATGTTCTTCTCGGTTGCCGCCCTATGCAGCGCGACCCATAGGTCACGAGCCTCGTACTTTGAAACCCCGACGTTTGCTGATGTCAGCAAGAATCGCTCGTATGCACGCTGTCGGATAACTGCGGATCGTCGCTCTCCAAAGGCAGTCTGGACAATCTTCTGGAATGCATTACGCTTGTCGGCAAGACCAGTTGACGCATCGAGTGCAATGCCAGGCTTAAATGCGTCATCGGCAAGATCGGCAAATGGAGCAACGACCTTGGTGACAATTTCTCGACCAGACGACGTTTCGATGACGTCGAAGGTCTCCTTCAGACCGCCCTCTGGGGCGAGCGCGAGTCGGTATCCAATCCTGGCAGCACGTCGCTGCAAGTCCTGGACAGACCGAGGAAGTTTCGCCAATGTCTTCGCATCAATAACCTCAACCCGAACCGCGTCGTCCTCGAGGAACTTAATGAGGCGCTTTTGGTCCAACTCCCCTGCTGGAGTGTTTCCGAAGCGGGCGTATAGTTCATCATACTTCGCAACGGCGGCACGCATGATATCCTGCGCCTTCTCTGGAGATGCATTCTTAATCTTAGAGATAAGTGAGGAAACCTCAGAGTTGGTGATGGATCGAGTGCCAGCAAGCGTAAGTCGTTCTACAAGACCAATCTGCTCTACTGTTTGTGTTGTTTTGGATACACCTGCCGCTCGGATCTCACCAATCTCTCGGCGAATCCTACCGAATGCCTGCTGTCGGCTCCACTCGAGCGCATCGAGTGCCGACTCACGACCCTTCGACCCCTTGGCGGCGGCGCCAGTCACTTTTCCCATGACTGATCGAACGATTGGCGCAGCAGCCTCGTCGGACAAGCCGAAGGCGTACTTTACCCACTCGCTAACTTGCGCTTGGGCGGCAGCCGCGTCATCGACCAGGTTGTTAAGTTCCAACTTATTCTCTCGGATAATTCGTGCCGCGTCAGCGTCGATGTCGTCGGTGAAGTGGCTAGATCGAGCCTTTAGGACTTCGACAATGCCACGGTCCTTGACCTCTGTGCTGACGACACGCTCCTGAATGCGGCGCTGGAGCAGGGTCACTGCATCGAACGCCTCGTCCTCAGTCATGCCACCCTTTACCTTGCCGACGATCTCATCAAATCCAGCGGGGTTATCTGGGAAGATTCCATCCCAGATCTCACGAGCCTTCTTCAGTGAAGCAACCTTCTCGCCCTTGACGGCTAGGCGCGGGTCGGCAGCGGTGACGATGGTGTTAAATACGTCCTCTGCGCTTTCGCCAGCGGACAGCATCGAGTCTGCGACGTATCCATTACGGGCTGCTGACTTCTCGAGACCAGCAAGCACCGAACTAATGTTTGTATTTGCCTCTTCTGCCAGGTTGACATTTTTGCCGTTAACTACCTTCTTCACTCCGCCAGCAACAGTGTTCAATTCGTCCCACATGTTGGTGTCGACGGAAGAGCGAAGAACCTTTTGTGCTCGGTTTGCCGCGATCTTGAGCATTGTTTCTTCGGCAGTTGTGGCGACCTTTGTCGCGGCACGTACTCCTTTTGCGGCAACGCTAAACGGCTTGGTAATCCATGTGGCGGGGATGTAGTTCAGTGGGTCAAGCACCAGCGAAAGGGCGAGAGCGCCAAAGCCGTCGCCGTACGTCTTGCCGCTTTCCTGCAACTTTGCGGCAGCCTCTCCATGCTTGCCCTGTCGGATGAGATTTTGAACTTCAGACGGAAGTTCCATGAACGCGTCTGTTCCTGGCTGTCGGTATCTAACCTTAAACTCAGCCATCCCGCGCTCGACGATGTCGCCAGGGAGAGCCAAGGCGCTAAGCGCCAGGTTTCCAGCGCCCTCAAGACCCTTGATTGGGATGTTGGCAATGTCTCCGATCTTTGGACCGCCAGGGATTCCGATCTTTGATACGGCATCAGTTGCGCTTCCGACAAAGTCGGCAATGTTGTTTCCAACAAGTGGGATTGCACGAACAAGACCCCCAGCAAGACCAGTGGCTGCGCCAGCCAATTGACCAGCGGCAGATGTCACTTCCTCTGGCTTTCCGCCAAATGAAACATCGAACTTTCCTGGTGTTTCCGAGGTTTGCTGGGACTTCGACGAGGCAACAGCAATCCTAGGAATCTTAATCGATACCTGAGAACTCCTAGTGCCGCGATTCGGGTCAACGATTGATGGCATTAACGACTACCCCCTAGAGGTCGGTTGGTTGATGGCACGGTTGATGGAGCCATCGGGCTAATTCCAGAAAGTACTTGCTGTCGTTCCCTTGTGGAGTCTCCAGAGACCTTCTGTAGTGCCCCAGACGCAAGACCAATTACTGGTGGCTTTTGAATGTTAATCGGAGACAACAGGGAGATCGGGGTTGATGTCCCAGTCAATGAGGCACGCTCGGATGCCCTAAAGTCAACGATTGGTTGAGCCGACATCAAACTTGTTGGGGTCTGGATCGGCGTCATGGTCTTAATCCTGGATGCGGCAATGTCTGGATTTGCGGCTGATGATATATTAGAGTTCCTAAAGAAGTAACTCTGAATTGCCGTTGATGTATCTGCGCCAGATGACTGAGGAACCTTCACGACTCCAGAGTCAACGTACGGCTTAATTGATGGAGTGTCCACCAACTTAGATACGTCGATTGTCTTTGGGAAGAACTGCTTGCTTTCTGGTGCAGCCTCTCCAGTCTTCGGGTCGCCAATCGCGGTTGCAGATTCCTTGCGTACGAATACGCCAGGGGATACCTGCTCATAGGCATCGGCGTAGTTGACACGCTTGAACACCCATGATCCAGGGGTTGCTCCCTGGGCAATAATCGAGGCGGTCTTCTGCTTTCCATTCTCCACAGCGCCAGAGCCAAGGAACTGGTCAAATGCGTTCGGGACGTTGGCTGGTGTTTGCTCCTTGGTCAATCGGCTCTCGCCATAACCAACGTCAAACCGACCAGCACGCTCGTTATAGATCGCAACGTCATTCTCAATTGCAGTCTTCTGCTCCTCCGAGAAGGAATACGTGATTGCATCAAGGGTCTGCTTGGTGATTACCGACCGTGCGTCTCCAGTTCTCCACGCTTCCTGTCCGACGATTGCCACGCTTTGGGCAACCTCTACAGGCTTCTCATTCCTGTACCGAACTGCCGTCGCAAGATCCGCACCCTTAATGAGTTTGTTTCCATCGACTGCCGCCTCGTTGAGTTCGAACGTAACACGCGTAGGGTTGCCGTTTGCATCGAACTCTGGTGCGCCACCGTTTCGCATCTGGATCGGCGGCTTCGTGTATGTCTTGCCATCTGAGCCAACCCAAATCTTGGTGTCTGGGTAGTAGTATCCCCATGTGGCGTTCTTAATCTCAGATCCGCGGAGCGTCCCTACAACTGGGATTCCCTGTCGGATGGTTGCGCGGACATTGCCGTTAGCGTTTCGCTCGGCAAACATGAACTCACCAGCGCCCTGATCAGCCTGTCGGATTCCAATCGTGGTCCCAACGCCAGAAGCGTCAACAAACCGTACAGCCTTTCCCTCCTTGAGAAGGGTCGACATTTGCGTAGTCTTTGCAGCATTCTCGGATTCGAGTTGGCTATTTGTCCTTGGATCCCCGTCGGCAGCCTGCCTCGGGATAATGTAGTCTAGGAGGGTGGATCCGATGGCGCCAATCTCACCGCCAGCAGCACCGACCTCGTACACTGCTCGCTCATTGGAAATCAGTCCAGCAAACACGCTGCTGGATGTTGGAGCGATTCCCTTTCCAAAAAATCCAGTGCTCTGACCGCTGAGGAACTTTAGCCAGTCCTTATTGATGCTCTCGATGACTGAGTCGTCACCATTAGCCTTACCAATGAGTTCCAATTTCTTGTCGAACGCATCCTCGTAATCTTCTAGGGTCGTATCCTGACGAGTGTATCGTGCAATCTCGGTAGCATCATTTCGAAGGGACATTGCCTCTCCAGAGTCAGCCCCGATAGACTTTGCTGTGGCAACAAGACCCTTTGCGTTATCTCGGTATTCCGAAAGCGCGGCATCAAAGTCTGCCTGCGCGGATGGGTTGATGTCGAAGTATCGAACCATTGCAAATGGATCTGCCGCAAGGAGGCTATTTAATGTAACTCCTTCGGTCATTGTCCTAAGCGACGAGGCGGCAGCACCAGTGACATACACGGCAGCCTGGGCAGCAAAGGCATCTAGGACGTCTCGTGACGCCTTGGTGTTAGCCTCTCGAGCCTTGTACAACTCATTACCAGCCTTCTCTCGAAGACCAGACAAGGTATTCGCATATGATCGAATGTTGTTTTGGATTGTATCATAGAGTTCCCCGCCAGTGATCCCCTCGGCGGCAAGGTCAGCCAACTTCGAACGTGCCCAGGCGAGATAGTTTTCTGTCTTCTTAATCTGCGTTCCAGTTGGCTTATCCTGCGCAGCAAGAACCTTACCATACTCTTTGTCGATCTCTCGATTCCAGATTGTGGTAAACAGTTTATCCTTCAGATCGAACGCGGTCGGTGACTCTGGATCAATGCCGCCAAACGCAGCAAGAACTCGGTTCTTGTACTCGTCACCGCTCAGGCTTCCGTTGTTAAGGGACGCTGCCTCTCGGTCCATGATTGCATCGGCTCGAAGAACAAGCGCATTCTCCTGCGGTGTTCCCTCTAGGAGACCAATAGCAGAGTCTGTCTTGCTAAGCAATTCTTCGTATGTAACAGATCCGTTCTTGTATTGTTTTGCTACAATGTCCACATACTCTGCTGTCTTATTGGCAAGAAGAGCCTGGTACTCGATTCGCTCATCTTCGCTAAGGTCACCACTTCTAAGCAGTTCTGAAATCTGATCGTAAAACTCCCCAAAGTTGTCACCCATGCTCGCATTAAAAGAAGTGGTAACAGCCTGAGCCTGGCGACCGCGCTCCTGTCTAAGGGCGTTCTCCCGCATGTTCACATAGTAGGCGTACTCGGATGAGTTAGGGTCAAGACCTTCTAGTCGTGAGTCAATGTATGCTTCGATATCTGCGCCCTGCGGGACAGAACCATTGTACTCAGTCTGATCCTGAAATGCGTTAAGCAGCGCACGCTCGTTCATCGAGATGCTCTGCTGAACTAGATTGCTAATGAATCCGCTAAGATTAGAAGATCCAGTAGTTGCTCGTCCGAACCGTCCTCGTCGTGCCATTATGCGGGTACCTCACCTTCAGGCGCTGCGTTTTCCGCCAGCGCGTTTTCTGGGGTAGCCTCTGCTGGAGGCTGTGCCTGATTCTCTGGCTGGTTAAGCGACTGCGTACCAGCCGCTGGAGCCTGTAGTGTTCTTGCTGTATTCTGGACGCTTGCCTGTTGCTGAGCAAATTGCTCGGCAGCAGCCTGCTGTTGCTGTAGTCCCATCTGCTGGAACATCTGCATCAGGTTCGCCATTGCCATGACGGACGATGGGTTGAGGGTGGCGTCTGTTTGCTCCTCGCGGATGACAATCATTTCGCCTTCTGGGTCCTCTACGCCCACGCGGTCCATAGCACGCTCTGCGCTCCAGATACGGTTCTGGACCAGGTTGATCGCCGTCTGTGCCAGTTCGAGCGTGTCTCGTGGCGTCAGTTCTGGCGGTGTAATCTCAAGTCGGTAGTTGCCGTTGAAGACGAGACCAACCTCTGGCTGCTTCGTCTCCCACATCTGGGCGCACATCTTCCACACCTGCTTAATCCAGGAGTAGAGCAACTTGCGCTTTGGCGCAATGCGTGCCTCGTAGTTGGCGACGAGAGACGCGATGGCGCGGGATGACCCGAGCACGCCCGAAGGCGCAAGCCCGAGGAGGAGGTCATTAAGCCCCGTCACCACCGCGATCTCTCTGTCGACACGTCGGTTATAGTCTTCAATCTGGAACTGTGGAATGAACGGAGAAATGGATCGGATCTCGTTGCCTGGTCCAGGCGCCGCCATCTTTCCTGGCTTCGGGATCGCATTGGCTGGGATCTCGTCTGGCGCTTCTGGTCCGACCAACTGGAACATCTGACCGCCGATGACCGAGTGGATCATCTGAGCCTGATTCGTAATTCGCTCATCCTTCTCGCGGAGCAGTTGCTCTACGTCGTAGAGTTCTGGCTTACCGTATGGGCTGCCAGGAACCTTGGCGTTTGCAAGGAGGACGTACGGGATCTCTCCGCGGTACTCGCGGTGCGCTGTGTTCTTCACCAGCGTGTTGCCGACGAAGATGGCATTGTAGACCGTAGGAGCCTTGCCAGGTGCGCCTGGCACCTTGTACCAGTAGTCGTAGACTTCGACCTGCTGCATCTCGTACGGCGTCTCGCGTCGGAGCGGGTTGCGCTCAAACTGATTCTGGTAGACGTTGGCGATTGGGTCATCATGGGTCGATGCGGTGTAGTTGTACCACTTCCCGCCCTGCTGCGTGGCGACCACCTTGATGCCGTAGTCCTCCTCCACAGCCTGTGGCGACATGCCGTAGGTGTAGAGCGCCCAGTCTAGGCGGCTGAAGTCAGACATGCCGAACCCAAGGTATAGGTTCTCTGGCATCTCGACGATGCGGAGGCGTGGGATCTTGTTCTCGGCATCCCAGTAAATCTTGCCAGCGGTGTAGCCGTAGAGCGACTTGATGAAGCACGCGTCCTCGAGCAGCACGTCGAACTGGTTCTCCTCTGCCCAGCGGAAGAAGAGGCGCTCTGCGTTGGCTGCAATGAGTCGGGAGTCCTTGTCTTCGCCAGCGGGGATGTAGTTGATAACTGGCATGACCGCCTGTAGCGACGCTGGGATGTTTACATACGCAGCGTGTACGTTGACGGAGACGTGTGCCCGACCAGCGGTGCGGGCGGTGGCATCCTCTGCCCAGTGGTCTGCACCGCCGAGCGTGATGACGTTTGGATGATAGAGGTTATCGAATCGTCGGAACAGGGCACGAAGTCGGTTCTGCTCTGGCTCAGAGGTCTGCTTGCGCATAAGAACCTCTCCGAAGAGATTGAACTCAAAGTTTGTGTCTGGGTTGACGTCCTGTACCTCCAGGCTTGTCTTGAGCATCTTGACTGATGCAGCCTGTACGTCGGTTAGTTTATCAACTTCAAGTTTCGCAAAACGCTTATTGATCGGAGTGCCAACACCGCCAGCACTTGCATTCATTGCAACTGGAGATGTGGCAATAGCAGGAGACGTTGCCCGAATACCGCTCTTTGCCTTCGTTACGGATCGAGAGGCTGAGCCAGCGGTTACGCGTGCTGGGGTCGCTACTGATACAAGTGGGTTGCCGCCACCAAGCGGCTCTCGGATGACCTCGCCCTTTGAGAGTCGGCGTGCCTTATCTACCGCCTTGCCGATTGACTGCACCTGGGCTGGCGTAGCGACATCTGGGTCAGTTGTGTACTGACCTGGCACCGCACGCGTCCCCTGGAACGCTCGTGGAACTCCTCGAACTTTAGCCATTAATCACTTCCTCCGTAATAGGAAAATACTGGGTCTTTGACTGGTTGATCTGGATTTCTCACTGCGTGCCAAACGGCAAGTGCGAGAGCCATTACTGCGTCTGTTTCCAATTTCTTATCGTTTAGTTTGTACGACAGCAACTGCCTGCGAAGATCGTCCCACGGCTGCCCTCGTGGGATCACCAACTGCTTTTTGTCAAGCAGTGACTTCAGCGTCGCCAGGAGGACCAACTTCTTGGACTTTGTGCCACCGAAGTCATATCCCCTGAGCGGCTTGATGACGTTAAACTCTTGACGGAACAGGCGTCCGCCCATCCCAGTCTCGTCGACAATCGTGGTGCAGAATGCACCATCCTGTTGGTAGAGCAGTGCGTTCTCACGCACCATGTTCACCACAGACGGAATGGTTTGCTTTCCAATACGTCGTCGTGCTCGTACTCCTCGGATTCTGGTTCGGTCTGTGTAATCGAGTACGACCGACCATG